TTGCATCGCCTTCGCTGTCGTTCTCGTAAGTCATCTCTAAATCCCATTTTTCAGCCTTGCTTGACTTCACATGGGGAATAGATTTCGTTAATTTTTTTGTTACTGCCATTTTTTATTCCTCGTTATTTGTCACACTTTTCATGTGATTTAGATTTTAATTCCTCAACTTGCGCTGAGAGTTCTTGGACTGCGTTTATTAAGTACCATGTAATATTCTCAGGGTCTACTGTGTAACATCCTGTCGATTCTTGTTTAACAACATCTGGTAGTATTTCCATAATTTCTTGTGCGATAACTCCGAGTTGTATGCCTTCTTTATTTATTGCAGCGTGAGAAGGAAGTTCCTCATCCACTTCTTCTGGTAAGCGATATTCAAAGTTTCTTATACGAATGTCATTAATCTTATCAAGACCCGTCTTGTTGTCTTCGATGTTCTTTTTAATTCTTTCATCAGAAGTTTGTGACCAAGCGGTTGAGTTATTGCCTTGATAAACTCC